TTTGTGTGTTTATCACAACAATGCAATCCATTATTAATTCTACCGGCCGATTTTGTATGATGGCCACTGGTATCTTCTGTGGAGCAACCGCGCTGAATGAGTCCATTCGCACTGGTGTCTCTAAATATGTGCAGAGCCATTTCCCCCGTATCCATTTGATTGCTGAAACAGCAATAACCCAAACCCAAGAACGCCTCGTTGAACATGTCTTTAAAGCTTTACTCGAACGTCTACAGATTTCGGCTAATGACAAGAAAGCAATTGCCCTCCTCACTTTCATAATCGCGTTGGAATATTATTCTAACAACAACTATGGGAGATGGGAGGAACTTGTTTTGTCTGGCTCTTATCCATCGATGCAACGGTACTGGCACTATTTCCAATACACCCGTCGTGGAACTATCCACAAGGTTGTTGGAACTAGTGCTTGTGCCCTTCGAGTTGGCATGGCATTGAAAACGGGTGATCTTAACTTGGGCCAATTGTTGTCAACCGGCATGTATTTATACTATTGCTTAGACATTCAGAATGTGATACACGAGATTAGGCGCCACCGACCCACCGCACATTTATTTGACATCATGCGTTTTCGTTTCGCGTCCGTTGTTTTGATGAATGAAAACACACATTTCCCCCCCGTCAACAAACCGGATGTCTACGCTACCGGGATGTTGAAACACTTGAAGGCCAAATGTCCCGACAGGCCGAGTGTCAGCCATCCCGTGTCTTCACAGATACGGAACAACTTTTATTCAGCAGTTAAGGAGTTTGCAACAGCACACAACGTGGATCCCTACGTTTTAGGAATGTCGCGTCGCTGTGACGAATTAGGTTTCAAAGGCATTAGAAGGAGCAACTTACCCGGTTTATTCGAGTTAAACGCCCCCGAGTTATATATCTCTTATAACGACCCAGTGCCCTCAAACCCGGTTTTAGTCATGGTTGACCGTGATTATTTCTATGACATGAACAAGGTGTTAAGCCATGGTCATGTTGTGCTGTTGTACACGTTTAGTCCTGAAGTTGCTGGACAAGTTAGCAACGAAGTTAGTTTTTGCTTCGAGGATGGAGGATACATTAGTGGAGTCACTCCTGGCTCCACACCATGGAAACACTTCCTATGGAATTACCCGGACGATATCTTTCGAATCGGGGATGGGGAGATAGTATGGGCATATAAGTCATACCGTTACCGTGTGTCACAACATCGTTTCGTTATTCTTCTTGTGCCTATAAATTTCACATATAGCGGTGAAGTTTATGAGCTATCTTACTACAAACCCATCTTCGGTTCAACAGTCATTGTCCATAATAACGTTGGAAGTCGCAAAATGGTGTCTGTCGGCACTCTAGGCTCAAGGTGTTCCAATAGCATCCCTTTAGAAATATGGGATGACGTGGTTGGAAACGTGCGCAGCCGTTCTACGGAAACCAAGATAACCCCCATCACCAGCGCCAATATCGTTGATCGCCTCATGCAGCTCCACAAGTTCGACCGTGTAGAAGCAGGTAAAGCTGCAGTTTGGATGTACCCAGCCATTTTGGGTCTTAAGGGAGATTACGCCCCCCACTGTATACACCCCTTCTACAAGACCTTGACGACCACCGGTACGTTTGAATTGTTGAAAGACAATGAGAATGACAGCCCCGATGGCCTGAAGCCGCTCATGATATCCGTAGTTGAACCTTACATTAACAATGCCAGCGTGGCACCGGCGAAATCATCTGAAAACAACAAAACCGCCGAAATGAATGAACGCATCATCAAACCACAGATAAACGCAGCAAAGATGATTGACGAAGTGACTGGCCAAGATTTGATCTACGGTCACGAGTTGGTTGGTCATCTCCTCCCGAAAGGGACTGTCCTTATCCCTGTTGATGAAGCCGAAGTTAATTTTCGTATGGGTCGCAAGGCCCAGGTTGCTGACAGAATTGAGTCAGAGGCGTGTACAGGCAACCCGCCGCCGAAGACAAATTTCACCAAACCCGAAGCATATGTTAAAGTAACTCGACCGCGCCCGATCACACAGATGAAGGGTGACCCACTCAAGTGGAAATACGCTCGTTACATATATTCATTGGCAACACATCTTAAAACTCAACCCACATACGCTGCTGGAATGAGCCCTGAAACGGTCTCACAGCGGGTCTCTGACATTTGTGTCATGGCTGCTGAGCGCGGGTGGGGTGTCGCCAAAACCGATTATACCGGTTTTGACGGAACGGTAAATGCATTTTGCCGTTGGTTTATTAAGGTGATGATAGAGGCAGCTTTTCCAGGAACAGACGCATCAGAATTGGCAGATGAGCAATACTTCCGCGAGGTATGCACGCTCATTGGCATGATTTTCACCGCGTTTGCCCTTGGATCAGGAATGCAAGACACCTCTCTCATAGGTTTCCTTATGAATTTGTACAATGCTTATTGCTACTTGAGGGAAGTCGGATTAAGCCCTGAGAAGGCTTTCGACTCCCTGGGCATCTATCAAGGCGATGATGGTTTGACCCTTGTCCCGTCTCAACCTGAGTTGTATGAAAGAATCGTTTACCGACACGGTCAAGTGTTGGAAGTCGAAGTCGCTAACCCTGACAACGGGGTCCGCATACAGTTCCTATCAAGATATTACTCACCGTTAGTTTGGTTTGGAAGCACAGAATCTTGTTGTGATATTTATAGGCAGCATAGCAAGATAACGTTCACTTCAGCAGCAAATAAGAACGTACCATTGTTCGCCCATTGGTGTAAAACCGAAGGTTATTTGATCACAGACCCAAACACCCCAATAATTAGTGAGTACTGCAACATGATTAGGAGGCTTTGTCTTCCCCTTAATTACAAGTTTCCAGATGTAGTTAAGAGTGAGCAACGATTTGATGACATACCTTTCCACGCCCAGGAGAGTATCAGGTTAGGAGCAAGGTTCAACAATGAAAATACCAATGGTTGGATGCATGACCTCGCCCGTGAATTGCAACCGGAATTTGACCTAAACGCACATCGTACCTGGTGTGCAGAGGCCAAAGTTGTTAAGAATGGCATCCGCGACTTATATACCCAGAGCGTGTTGGAATTCCTAAATGCCCACCCCACTTTTGATCTGTCCCAACTTCCAAAGCACAACACAGGCGGTGACGCCGTGCGGTGCACTTTGCATGTTGATGGTGACGTCCATTTGATCAATGGGGTGAAAACAATGGTTCCCGACAAGCTCGAAAAGTTACCCAAAAACAACAATGAGAAAGAATTTCAAATCTGGAGTGAGATGATAACCGACCCTCCGAGGGGCTGGGAAGCCGGTAGTCTGAAGTGCTTTTACGTGTTCGCACGTGAGTACGGCAAGATTTGCCAAGTGCGCCCAGCCCCTTGGGTGCTCTACACCGGAGCACGTGGCTTAACTAGTTATGATATCGCCCATGCCTTTAGTCATTTGAAGACCCGCGTTGACTTTGTCGACCCGGGCTGGACAGAAGAAGAGGTTAAGTATTTGAACAAATATGTCACTGTTCGCAAGACTAAGATGAACAATGCATTCATGAAGGATTACTTTCAGGCTGCCCACAAGGCAAACGCCCGCGTGATCTGGTTGGATGATGCGTTCACCATGCAACAGGAAAACGCACGACATGTTTTCAACGACATGAAAATGCGATATTTGCGACAATACCAAGACCTCATCCTGCATGCCAGCATTAAAGTGATGCAAGACAATGGGTCAAAGATAAGCTACCCGGAGTGGAACGACAAGGTTGATTATTACGAAACCCCAGTGGACCCCCCATTCGAATTCGTTACAGAAATGCGACTCTCGGTCACCCCTTCAGGCATAACGGCCTGGAAGACTATGAGCACGGCAGAGATTCGAGTGTCAAGAGTCAATACACGTGAAGCGTGTCTCATTATAGATAAGGTACTTAGGAATATAGATGCTGCGGACCCAGTACTTAAGAAAGTAAGGAAGCATGACACAACCCCCAAAGAGCCCGCCCAAGCGCAGGCGCTCGTTAAAGAAAAAGGTAGTACCAAAACCACTACCTCACCAACTCCCCGCAGCGAACCGGAAGCTGCGGGCAAACCACCCGTTGTGTCTCAGGCAACTGAGCCAGTGCTGAGCCCACCGACCGTTGACATGGTCGCTGCCCTCGCCACTGTGGTGCCCCTCGTGCCCCAGCAACCGGAGTTGGACTAACGCCCCCCTGCTGTGACCTGGCAAGGTCATTAAACTTTGACAGCTGCGGAGCTGTACCAAAGCTCAAGTTTTGTGTTGAGATATGTCACAACCCAAGAAGGTTCAACCGCAAGTGAGACTACGGAAAGCAGACACTCAGAGTGTTTCTACCAGTGGTGCTTACACCAACAAGCGATCCGACGTGCAGAAAATTGTCGTCAAAGAGGAGAGGAGGTCCGCGAGCAAGGCTTGTGTTGATTACGCCAGTTTTATGGTTTTGCCATACGACTCCAGCGAAATCTCACCTGCCCCATCCCCGGTTCCAGTGAGAGAGACTACAATCCGCCAGAACATAGTCGTAGATTTAGCGACTTATAATTCCAGCGGCTCTTTTTCATTGGAGATCAAGCCCTCACTCGCTGACACTTTATCTGTTACGTCTTCCACTGCAGACACTGTGGATACCGGAACGTTTTCCTATCAAGCTGAATGGCTAAATTTGGCCAGTGTTGCATCGCAACCCGATTCTCTTGAAGCTACACATACTTCAACGGGCATCCAAAGCAAACAAGTACCCGTTAGCAATGTAGCTGGCGTGCTTGGAATACCCCTCACAACTACAACAGCTGTGGGGGTGTGGGCGGTTAACATAACCGCTCTGGCGACTGAGGCTGCACAAGTCTCATTTGTTATTTTCAGCACAACAGCCTCTGCAAAGAGCACATTGTCAACGATTACCCTATCTTTGGGAGAAAACCCTATGAGTACGTCAGTTTCAATCTCCGTGCCTAACAACACGGTAGGTTTGGGAATCACGGCTGTTAACAACACGTTTCAGTATGGTATAGGAGTAACCGTCGGCTATTCACTTCAGTACACCAGCGGAGCAGGCATGGGATTTGGAAATGCTGCAGTTACCCAGACTACATTCGGCTTACCGATTGCTTCAGCAATCGCCGATATGCAAGCCTGGCGCGTTGTGGCCCAAGATGTCCTTGTCACGTTCCAAGGTGACACCCTGAACGACGGTGGCAATATTGCCGCCGCTCGAGTGGCAAGCAGTTGGATATCACAGCTTGCTAACCCATACAATGACATTATTGCGTTACCCTATGACCGGTACGATGGCCCGTTGAAGCATGGTGCACATGTCCATTGGATTCCTGGCTCTATTGATGACTTGTCCCCTGTGCGAACAGTGGCGCAAGAAAACCAATATGGGTCGAATAAGATGGTTATTGCTGGAACCATTACGCATCCTTCTTCGTCTGTGCGAGTTCGCGTCTGCACGGCGATAGCGTATTATTCCACCAACCCCTCTTACGGAATGATGGACTGGGCCCCACCTCCAACTGACCTCGGCTTAGTTTTGCAATATATCGCCCGAGTGGTACCCGCTGCCACCTCTAACGATTCGCACATATTGCAGAAACTACCTGGTCTGGTACGCAAACATGCCCGTATGGGAGTAAAGTACCTGGTTGAAAACCCTGAGATGCTGGCTAAACTGACAGCAATGTTTCTCAGTAGCCTTTGAACCTTTGCACACTCTTATGTGCACGCTCATAAACCAAGATTCTACGAAGAAC